CAGCGCCGGACGGCGCCGCATCTCAGTGCCCGAGAGGGCCAGACAGAGGGCAAAGTGGGATTGAGAGGACCGGGCGCGAAGCCCGTAGCGAAGGCATCCAAAGCATCGCCGCCGGCGGCGCCCGAGCGCCACCCGTGGCAGCGCAAGGCGTTGAACCGCGCCGGTCGCGTCATCGCTTTTCTCGAATCCCTGCCCGTCACGGCAGGCTATATGGCCGGCCGGCCGATGAAGATGCGCCTGTGGCAGCGGCGGATCATCAATGCGATCTATCGCAGCGGGTCCAATCGCCGCCGCGTCGTGCGCACAGCGCTGCTGACGATGCCGCGCAAGAACGGCAAGACCGGCCTCGCGGCGGGCCTGGCGCTCTGCCACCTATGCGGCCCTGAGGCTGAGCAGCGCGGCCAGGTGTACAGCGCGGCAGCCGACAAAAATCAGGCCGCGATCATGTTCCGCGAGATGAAAGCGATTATCGAGGCCGTGCCCTGGATGGGCGCCCGGGTGATCGTGCGCGACTTTCACAAGGAGCTACAGGACAGCATCACCGGCACGACATACAACGCGCTATCGAGCGACAGCAAAACCAAGCACGGATTCTCGGCATCTTTCATCGTGTATGACGAATTGGCCCAGGCGCCGAACCGCGATCTATTCGACGTGCTTACCACCTCAACCGCAGCCCGCGCCGAGCCGCTCACCGTGATAATCTCGACACAGAATGCGGATCCGCATCATGTCATGTCTGAGCTGGTGAACTATGGCAGGCAAGTGAATGAAGGCAGCGTGGTTGATCCGACTTTCCACGCCACGATCTACGCCGCGCCGATGGATGCCGACCCGTGGTCGGAGGCAACGTGGCATGCCTGCAACCCAGCGCTTGGTGATTTCCGCAGCCTCGATGAAATGCGCACCAGCGCCATGCAGGCGCAGCGCATCCCTGCCCGCGAATCTGCTTTCCGCCTGCTCTATCTCAATCAACCGGTGGAGGCCGATGATCGATTCATTCATGCGGCCGACTGGCTGGCTTGCAAGAGGGAGATCGACCGGAGCGCTCTGCTGGGCAAGCGATGCTGGGCGGGGCTCGACTTGTCGAGCACACGCGACCTCTCGGCCTTGGTGCTGTATTTTCCCGACGATGGCGGCGCCATCCTGCCATTCTTCTGGTGCCCTGCTGACGAACTCGACAAGCGCGAGGATCAAGACCGCGTGCCCTATCGCACTTGGGCGCGCGCGGGACTGATCGAGGCGACACCAGGCCGCAGCATCAATAAACGCGCCATTGCCTTCCGGCTTGCCGAGGTGGCGCAGCTCTATCGCCTGCAGGCCGTCGCATATGACCGCTGGAGCATCGAAGAGCTGCGCCGCATCATGGCCGATGAGGGCATCCGCCTTCCCCTGCAGGAATTCGGCCAGGGCTTCAAGGATTTCTCGCCGGCTCTGGCGGCGCTGGAGACGGCCATCCTCGACCGCCGAATCGGCCATGATGGCAACCCGATTCTCACCTGGAACCTGGCAAACGCGGTGGTGGATACCGACCCGGCAGGTAATCGCAAGCTCAGCAAGGAGCGCGCCCGCGAGCGCATAGACGGCTTGGTCGCTATGGCTATGTCATTGGGACAACACGCAAAAGAGCCGGCCTTACCCCCTCCCGCAGGGTTAAGGGTTGCGGTTTTTAGTCTCTAAAAGCCAATTGCTCATTTGAGCAATTCATGCTCTATTACTCAAATGAGCAATGGCGACACCCCAATCCACTTTGACCTCTCAAACATCACGATGAGCGATGCCGCACGGCTCGCCCGTATGGAAGAGAAGACCATTCGGAACTGGATCGCGCGCGAAATGCTCGACATCGGACAGAAGGTAGGCCCGCGCTGGACTTTCAGCTTCTACGACGTGCTGCACCTCAAGGTGGCAAGTTATCTTGTGAGCTGTGCCCGAATGGAGCCGAACATCGCGGCAATGATTGCTCCGGTCGTCGGAAAATGCGTTTCCGACCGGGCAAGGCAAATGTCAGAGCGAAACCCGCTCACAGGCAGGCTCCGCGAGCAAGAAACAGGAGGTCCGCACTGGCAATCCGTGCTGATCGGCTTCGACGGCGACCGCCTTGCTATCGCAACTACTGGTTCCGATCCATCTCGCCGTGATCCTCCGCGATATATCGAGGGCGCCCGCGATGCGAACTGGTTACATCGGCCCTACGTCACAGTCCCGGCCGACTCATTGGCCGTCGAACTGATTTTCGATCTGGAGCGACTGCGCGACGGCATGCCGCTCGACGGAGAGCCGGAATGACTTTTGAAATCCCCTCCGGCTTCATGTGGCGCCGCGAGCGCGCCAAGCACACCAAGGGCAGATCGATGGGGAGGGGGGCCGACGGTGTTCGGTTCATATCCTGTAATCCGCCCAAGCTCGCAGTATTCAGGCGCCGCGGCGCCCTGCCCGTCGTGACCCAAGCCCAGCCGCGTCAGGCGCCGGGCAAGGCAGGAATTTTCTGGAGCGTCGTGAGACGCCCCGCTTACCCCTCTCAATGAGGGCCTAACCCGCAGCGTCGAGAGACGCCGCATCGCTCAGCGCCCGCCAGGCCGAAACCTGGCGGGCCAGATAGAAAGGCAAAGACCGTGAAGATCAAAGACCTCAAGGAAAAGCGCGCCCGGCTTATTGCCGAGCTCCGCAGCATGGACGCCAAGCCCGAGGGCGAAAGCGGCGACCTCTCGACCGAACAGCGCAGCCGCTTCGATGCCGTCAAGGCCGAGCTGGCGCAAATCGACGCCCAGATTGAGCGGCAGGCTTTCATCGACGATATGGACCGCCGCGCCACTGGCGAACAGATCGGCGGCTGCGGCGACGGCCGCTTCGATACTGAGCTGCGCAGTTTCTCGCTGCGCGCTGCAATCGCAATGATGGTGCCTGACCTCGCCCAGAACATCGACACCGGCCGCGAACGCGAGGTCAGCCAGGAGCTGCACCGCCGTGGTTTCGTGCCATCGAGCGGCGGCATCATGGTGCCAATGCAGGTATTCGAGCAGCGCGTGATCACCACGACCGCGCCCGGCGGCGGCCCCGGCTCGAATCTCGTGGCGACCGATCACCTCGGCAATCAGTATATCGACATTCTCCGCGCTCGCATGATCACGCGCGGCTTGGGTGCCCGTATCCTTTCCGGCCTGGTCGGCAATGTCGATATTCCAGGCCTCAAGGCCAGCGGCACCGCCGAATGGATTGCCGAGAATGCGGCGCTCACTGGCGCTGATCAGGAATTCCGCAGCGTCTCGATGACGCCGAAGCATGTCGGCGCCCTCACGGAATTCAGCCGCAACATGCTGCTACAGACCTCGCCAGATATCGAGCAATTGATCCGTGCCGACTTTGCGGACGTTCTCGCCCAGGCGCTGGATAAGGCCTCAATCAAGGGCGGCGGCAATAACGAGCCTGATGGCGTTCTGGAGACGGCAAATATCGGCAGTTTCGACGGCTCCACCTGGGCCGGCGTTCTCGGGGCTCTGGAGGATATCGGCGTTGCCAATGCCGATATGGGTAGCCTGGCTTGGGCGACTAACCCCAAGGTGGTGCGCAAGCTCCGCTCGACTCTGAAGGAAAGCGGTGATGCTGCGGCCGGCTACATCATGGAGGGCCCGAATAGCTTGGCAGGCTACACAGCGGCCGTGTCCAACAACGTGCCGTCGAACCTGGAAAGCGCCGGCAGCCCTTCGACCAACGACAATTCGGCCCTGATCTTCGGCAATTGGCAGGATCTGCTGATCGGCTATTGGTCGGCTGTCGAAATCCTCGTGAATCCCTACGAGACGACAGCCTACCGAAAGGGCAACGTCATGGTTCGCGGCTTGCTCACCGCCGATATCGCGGTGCGCCACGCCGAGAGCTTCACCGCCGACACCACGTTTGTGACTGGTTAAGCGATGCCTGTGGTCGGCACGTTCGAGCGCCGCTACGCCGGGGAGCTGCGCGCCGCAGGGCGCCAGCTTCAAGGCTATGCAGCGACATTTGGTGTCGAGGCGAAGATCGGCGGTTTCACCGAGATCATCGCGCCTGGTGCCTTCGCAGAAAGCCTGCGGGCTGGAAGCGATATCCTCGCCCTTGCCGACCACAACCCGCGCGCCGTTCTGGCGCGAACCAAGAGCGGCACGCTGAAATTGTCCGAGGATGCGCGGGGCCTCGCCTTTGCTATCGACTTGCCCGACACCAGCATCGGCCGCGACGTGCTTGCGCTGGCCGAGCGCGGCGACTTGGGCGGAATGTCTTTTGGCTTCACTGTCCGCAAGGGCGGGGAACGGTGGGCCGGCACCAGGCGCGAACTGCGATCCATTGATTTGCGGGAAATCAGTGTGGTCAGCGCCTGGCCGGCCTACGAGAGCACAGAGGTGCATGCGCGTTCGCAGGCGCCCGAGGGCCTAATCATGCTGCGCCGTTTCTTGGAGATCGTGCGATGAGCGTGTTGCAAAGGCTGGCCGATGCCGTTGCCATGCTGCGCGGCAAAAGCGAACAACGGGCCGTTGCGCTTGAGGGCGTATCGACAGCGCTGGGCTACATCCCTTCCATGGGCCTGGGGCGCGGTCCTGGGCGACTGATCAGCCCCACTACAGCCGAGAACCTCGCCACAGCGCTCGCTTGCGTCAACGTCATTGCCGGCGCTTCCTCGGCTCTTCCCGTTTACGTCTATCGCCGCGTGCCCGATGGCCGAGAGGAAATGCCCAATCATCCTCTCATGCGCCTGGTGCGCAATGGTGTGAATTCGCATACTGCTTGGCCCGACTATATCGAATGGCTTGTCGCGCAACTACTGCTGCGAGGCAACGGCCTATCCGGCATAAAGACCGATGGCGGCGGCAATGTGGTGGAGCTGGAGCCGGTACCGTGGGAATGGTGCGCAGTGCAGCTTCTGCCCAGCGGCAGGCTTGCCTACGACATCACCACGTACAATTCACTGGCTGGGGGCGCAGGCCGGGCGAAGCGCCTGCTTGAAGGCGAGGTGTTGCATCTGCGTGACCGTACCGATGACGGGCTGATCGGCAAAAGTCGCCTTCAGCGCTGCGCCGCCGGTATCGCGGCCGGCCTCTACGTGCAGGACTTCGCGGGCTCGCTCTATGAGAACGGCGTGAATCCCAGCGGCATCTTGACGATGGAGCAAAATCTATCCGATCCGCAGAAAGAGCAGATCAAGGCAAATCTCTCGCAACTCTATGCAGGCGCCAACAAGGCCGGCAAGGTGCTCTTGCTGGAAGGCCCGGCGGCAAAGTGGAACCAGCTCACCATCAGCCCCGAGGATGCCGAATTGCTGGCATCGCGTCGCTTCTCGACCGAAGAGCTTGCCCGCATATTCAACGTGCCGCCGCCATTGGTTGGCATCTGGGATCACTCCAGCTTCACCAATTCCGAAACCGCTGGTCGCTGGTTTGCACAGTTCACGCTATCACCAATCGTCAAGAAGCTTGAGGCGGAAATGTCGCGCTCGCTACTGAGCGATGATGAGCGCCAGTCGCTGGAAATTTCCATTGATCTGTCTGGCTTGTTGCGCGGGGATGACGCCGCCCGTTGGCAAAACCACGCCATTGCGGTCGATAAGAAAATCCTCACCCCCAATGAGATTCGAGAGCAAGAGGGCTACAACCGCCGTGCTGGCGGCGATTCTTTCGAGGGGGGCACGGACAATGCTGGCTGATCCTCTTGCCACCCTCACCCTGATTGAGCCCCCGCCGGCCGAGCCGATTACTGTTGCTGAACTAAAGGCGCAGCTTCGCGTTGATATCAGCGAAGATGACACCCTACTCTCTTCGCTGATTGTGGCGGCACGCCAGCATATTGAAGGCAGGGATGGGTGGCTCAACCGAGCCCTTGCGGCTCAAACATGGGAACTCGCCTTCACTGCGTTTCCATGCGGCGCAATCCGTTTGCCGATGCCGCCGCTGCAAGAAGTGGTTTCCGTCACCTACCTCGATACCGGCGGCGTACTGCAGACCCTTTCCACTGTGGACTATCAGGTCGTCAAAGCAGAGCCCGCGCTCATTGTCCCCGCTTATGGCAAAACCTGGCCTGCAGCACGGTGCCAGGTCGAAGCTATTAGGGTGCGGTTCACTTGCGGCTACGAGCCCGGCGGCGGCAGCCCGGAAGACTACGCGGAGAACATCCCGAAGGCGATCAAGCAGGCCCTCTTGCTGCTGGCGGCCCATTGGTATGAGAACCGCACGCCGGTAGTGATCGGCTCTATGCCAGCCGCCCTGCCATTCTCGGTATCGTCCCTGTTGGCGCCTTACAAGACTGGGTGGGTCTAATGGCTGATCAAGTGCGCCGATATCAGCGGATTTTTGGAGGCTTGAAGCGCCCTTCGGTAGTGCGCAGGCTTCCTCATTGCTATATAGATAGCACTTGCGATTCCGGGCCGCGTTTTTCGCGGAATTTTTCGGTATTGACGGGAATCGGGCGGCGTGAAACCATTACAGGTGGAGCTGATAACTCCACTATGTGCTTGGCAATAACCGCGCCCGAATTCCGTGACGCGCATGCGTCCCAGCTTCAGTCGGGAGTGCGGCGGATAAAATACCCGCAAGGGGAAGAAGCCCGCCTGTCCAAGCACAGGTTATCAGCTCCCGGCGCCAGCGGCGTAACCGCTGGCTCAGGCCACATGGCCGTTAGCATGGGAGCTCCGTCATGACTCTTTATTCCGATATCGCCAAGTCCCTCAAGATCACAACCGAGGAAGAATATCGCGCCTACGTTCAAGGCGCCGCCGAGGCTATGGCCGAAGCACTGCGCAGCCGTGGCATTACGCTTGAAAGCGTTCGAGCCACCGAACAAGCCGCTCGCCAACAGGAACAGGCCGACGCTGATCAGCGCCGAGCTAATGAACAGCAATCCTTCCTGCGCAAGATAGCGAAGGCTAAGCCGTCTGATCAGCATGCAAAACTGTGGGCGGAATATGAGCGCCTTAGCGCAATTGCCGAACGCTTGAGCCCCAACCCCCATGACCCCAAAGCGGACAAGGAAGCATGGTCGCGCGTCGATCGAATCGCCTGCGACGCCATGTCAGATGCTTGCGCCGCACTCGATAGAGTGTGTGAAACTCCCGCCGCCACAATTGAGGGGCTCAGCCACCAGCTCCGGGCGATGCGCATTTGTTGGCAGGGCGAGCATCAGGAAGAACGGATCGTCGCTGTGATAAGCAGGACCGTCGAACTAATCCAGGCCTCGGCGAAGCAGTCATCGCCGGCCCGCCGTACCAAGCGTTCTTGATTGAGCATCGAAGGGTTTCGGCAAGTGAATGAACAGCGGCAAATCATTGAGGGCATTTCAAGCGCCCCGCTGCCGCGTCTGCTGTACACCACTGCCGAAGCCCTTCAAATGCTCGGGATCAAGTCAGAGAAGACCCTGAACAAGCACATTCGCATGGGGCAGCTTCGGTATGTCCTGATAGGCCGCAGCCGACGCTTCGACCCGGCCGACCTACGCGAGTTCATCGAGCGGAGCAAGGTGCCATGGCCCTCTATCAGCGCGACGACAGTGACCACTGGTGGTACGACTTCACCCTTAAAGGTCGTCGGTTTAGAGGCAGTACGCAAACAGCTTGCCGGGAAGACGCGCAAGTCGTAGAGGCGAAGCTACGCCATGATGCGCTTATGGGCGCGATCCTGGGCCAGAGGGCCAGCCTGACTCTCGATGAAGCCTTCGGCTGGTACTACAAATCGCATGCTGCCCACCTCCCCTATGGCCCCACGCTGCTTTACATGGGCACAACACTGAGCCGCATCATTGGTAAAGACAGATCGCTAAGGGACATCAGCACGCCCATAGTCGCCCGCTACATCGCCAAGCGCCGAGGCGAGATGCGCAGAGGCTCTTTCCCCGGCGAGGATCCCGAGGCCAGGGTGCGGCGCCCTATGTCCACCGCCAGCATCAACCGCGAGGTTAGCGCCTTGCGGGCGGTAATGAACCGCGCCGCCCGGCACCTGGAGATCGAGGTCGGCAAGGTCGATTGGAAGGCGCTCAAGCTCCGGGAGGCGGATATACGGGTTCGATACCTGAGCAACGAAGAAGCCCGCCGGCTGCTCAATGCCTCGGCTGACCACCTGCGACCGATCATCGAGTTCGCCCTGCTCACCGGCTGCCGGGCCGGAAACATCCTCACCCTGGATTGGTCGCAGATCGACCTGCAGCACCAGGTGATCCAGATGAAGATCAAGAGCAAGAAACAGGGCGGCAAGAACCACACGATCCCGGCGCCGGCCGAGCTGGTGAAGCTGCTGCGGCGCCTGGGCCCTGAGGAATCAGGTCCGGTCTTCACCCTGAAGGGGGAGCCGGTCAAATCGGTGAAGAAGGCTTTTGCGGCCGCTTGCCGGCGTGCCGGAGTGCCGAATTTCCGCTTTCACGACCTGCGCCACACCGCTGCGAGCTGGATGGTGCAATCGGGGGTACCGTTGCAGGTGGTCAAGGAAATCCTCGGCCATGAGGTGATCACCACCACCATGCGATATGCCCACATGGACACCGCCGCCAAGAGCCAGGCGATGGACGCGCTCGCGTCACGCATGCGTCACGCTGGCAACGCAACGGCCAACAAGTCTTTGCTAAGAAAGGTGAAATAGAGATGGGACGTATTATCCCAAAGCAGGCGCTCTACCAGGCTGAGCTACACCCCGCAATCGCGCCGGTTATTAGCATGCCGCCCGGGCCTCGGACTAGCCTTTCCGGCCAGGGCTTTATGCTCAGGGCTTCCGGCCGAAAATGGCATGGTCGACCTTGTCGCCCGGCTTGATGCCGAGGCGCGAGGCGGTGCCGCCATTCACTTCCAGCACCGCCCGTACCGGGCCGGCAGAGTTGATGCTGGTCTCGTCATGGGGGATGGCGCGCTGGTGGATATTGAGGATCGTGCCATCGGCCTTGATGAAGATCATGTCGAGCGGAATCAGGGTGTTGCGCATCCAGAAGGAGGCCGGCTGCTCGGTGAAGAAATCGAACAGCATGCCGGCATCGGGCGCCATCTGGGTGCGGAACATCATGCCCCGGCTGCGGCTGGCATCGGTGTTCGCCAGCTCGACACGGAATTTCTTCGGCCCGGCCGCCGTGTTGATCACCAGATCAGAGACCGGCAGGCCGGTTTGCGGCTGCGCCAAAACGTCCTGGCCACTCAGCAGGGCCAGCACAAGAGTTAAAGCAAGAAAACAACGACGCAGCATAATCCCCTCATATACCAATGCTTTTAGCCCCGACACTTTTAGCCTGGGCGGCTAGCCCCCTCACCTCGTCGCGCAACGCCCCCGGGCGCGGTGCATCCACCAGCGTGGTGAACCAGCTTTCCGGCGGATTGCGCCCGGAGGAATGGTTCCAGCTCAAACTGCGCAGCAGGCTTTCCGCCGCCGCCGGCAGCCGGTCGGGTATTTCCTGGCCGCTCAAGCCGGCCCAGATGCCGCTCCAGCAACGCGCCACCGACCAGGGATTATAGCCGCCGCCCCCCGTGACCAACAGCCGGGGCGCCAGGCCCTTGAGCGCTGCCACCGCCTGCCACAAAGCCCGGTTGGACAGAAGCTGCTTGCCCAGGGGATCCTCGGCCAGGGCATCGGCGCCGCACTGGACCAGCAGGGCCTCGGGCCGGAACCCGGCGACCAGCGGCACAATCGCCTCGCCCACCAGATGCGCCATCTCGGTGTCGTTCATGCCTGGCGGCACCGGGAAATTGAACAGGTTGCCAAGGCCATGGTCCTCGGCGGCGCCGGAACGCGGCCAGCGCCCGGCTTCATGCACCGAGATGAACAGCACGCGCGGATCGTCGCGGAAGGCTTCTTCCACGCCATCGCCGTGATGCACGTCGAGATCGACATAGGCCACGCGTTCAAGGCCACCATCCAGCAAGGCCAGGATCGCCACCACGGCATCGTTGAAATAGCAGAAGCCGGAAGCCTGGGCGCGGCGGCCATGATGGGTGCCGCCGCCAGGGCTGTAGATGATGCCGGGTTGCTGCAACAGGCGCCGCGCCGCCATCAGGCTGGCGCCGACGCCGGTGGCCGGACGGCGGAACATGGTGCCGTAGATCGGATTGCCGCCGCGCCCGAGATTATAACGGACCGACTCATCCTCCGGGATCGCCAGCACCCGCTCGGCGCGCTGCACGGCGGCGACGTAATCCGGCGCATGGTAGCGCGTCAGTTCCTCGGGCGTCGCCGGACGGCTTTCGGCATAATTCGCCGCCTCCACCCAGCC